TTCTTTGGTTTGTTCACCTTGACGGTGTGGTCTGAGTTACGGCTAAACGAACGGTTGGCGCTTGGGCTTTTCAGCTTCAAGTTACTAAGTGCGTTTGTGCCTCCCTTGGAAAGCGGAACCGAATGGTCAATGTCTTTTCCCGCTCGGTCGATTCCTTTCTTGTCCATCTCGTTCCGTGCACGTTGCCTGTCCATGCGCGTCGGCAGTTCACCACGGGCAACTTGTTGTTGGTATTCTTTCTTGTAAGGACGGGGTTTGTTCACGTAAGGCATTGGGTTTCCTTTCAATAATTTGAGTCTCTACCTGCAATGATATCGTCAACTTTTTGTACTGTATTGCCATACACGGGTAGCATCATCAGCCCTACGTGCTGGAAAAATTCTTTCAAAGTATCTGCTTCGTAGTCACCTACAAGCTGTAGGCAGATTTCGCTAATCTTGCCTTGTTGGAACCATTCGGGGTCGCTCCCTATACGAAAAGAAATTCTCATTGGGTATGCACCCATCTGATCACCTCGAAAAGTAAGCGTGCTGTAACGCGTTGACTTATCACCAGAGCTTGGGTCGCTTATATCTACCCTAGCCTCCAAAAAATGTTCGTGCTTGGCATGACAGCTAAACTCGGGGTTTTCTATTTTGTATGGGTTGCCTTCAGTCACATTAACTCCTGTTGTATTCACATGAATCTACTGCACAGAATTTGCACAGCGGGCCTTGTATGGGGTTCCACACCCCGTTCTTTAGTGCTGCCTCGATACGGGCAACGTCTTGTGCTGGCTTCTCGATGTACTTCTCCACCATCTCTCTGTGGTGCTCGGCACGAACGAATTCTTTAGATACGGTGAAGATCAAGGCAGACTTCACCCGCTTGATCTCCGGAAACTTGGCGAAAAGTCCACAAGCGACAAGATCGAGTTGCTTCACGTCCGCATATCTCGCACTCTTGCTTGTCTTGTAGTCCGCTGAGTGCGCTAGGCTCTTCTCCCGATTGATAACTACCAAATCGGCTATCCCATGCCACCAAACATTCGGTGCATTGAATTCGCAAGACTCCAAGTTCTTCGTCAGCCCCAGCTTCACTTCGCATAGCTTCTCTCCTTCAATTTTGTTAAGCGCATCAAGCGTATCCTTCATGTATTCAAATGCAGGTGGTATAGGTGTACCGTCCTTGATGTATTCCTCTGCCACAGTATGTGCAGTCTTGCCGTACAACGTAGCTGTTGTGTCGGGCTCAACGATGTCTTTGGCTATCTTAGTGTGATAGTACTTGCGCGGACACTGTTGAAATGTCTTGAGGCTACTAAACGACCAAACTACGCTCATCATTTTTCCTTTGGTTATCCCACAAATCCAATGCTAACTTGCGCCATAAGTTGCGGGCTTCTTTGTACTCGGCGCACTTGGGGCAATCGTGATGCGCGGTATACATAGTCCGTACGTATTCCTGCCTAATGCGAGATTCACGCTCTATACGATTGAACTCTTCGTCCTCGTAAGTCATAGCTTCAGTCCTTAAGAATGTAGATTGCAATTAAGACTGAAACAAGCAAAGCTAACCCGCCAAGTAGCAGCAGTAAGAAAATTTCAAGCATTGGTTTCCCTCGCTTTCAGCATTGCATTTGCCATTTCATAGGCACTAAACGCAGTGAACTCCGATGGGCTTTGTTTTGAGTCATCAAGGTTTTCTCTCCAATCAGCACATCCAAGCAATGCTTGCATAGCCTTAGCCGCAAAGTAATCACGCAAGGTCATGCCAGCGGTCAGCGGCTTCTGTAAGTGTGTTATTTCGTGGGGAAATGCAAATGTATTTTCGTTCATGTGTTCTTCTCCTTAAGTTTGGCAGGGTCTGTTGAAAACTTAGCGTCGCCTGTTGCAACCCAGTAGCCTTCTTTGTAGCCTTCGTAATGAGCTACCCAAATCCAGTTCAGTTCGTCTTGGGTTTTCTTTTCAACCTTACCCTGCTTCATTTTTTCAAGGTAAGCGTCTCTGCGATTGCTTGCATAGGTTGAGGCTCTCCCGTGCAATTCGTCGTCATACATTGTTCTTCTCCTTGAGTTTGGCTTCAATGGCTTGGGCAAATGTTGTTGGGGTTTGTGCTTCACAAGAAAGCCACGCTTCGTGCCGCTCATCAGGCGTCAGCCCGACCCACCGCTGTGAGTGTTTAACTGCTTCTTGAATAATTTTGATTTCTTCTTGAAGTGTGTCAGCAAGGTAAATGGGATTTAATTTCCCGTCTGCGTTTGTATGTCTACGCAAAGACATTAGAAACTGTTCAATATCAATCATGTGTTTTTTTCCTTTAAGTCGTAAAACCAATCGTCCCCTGCACTCCACTTGCGGGTGCCATCAACCGTGTAGAACTCTTTGGCTGCTTGGAAGTCGGGGAACTTCACCTCGGCGGGGATCAGGCTCTGGTCGTACCACAGACATCTGTTGTTTGGCTGCGTGGCAAACTGCCCGTTTTCCAGCATGATGAAGTTGAAGCTCTTATGCTCTTCGGCTTGCTCGGTGAAACTTGTATCAACGTCCATGCCCTCGGCGCAGAAGTCCACGGTGAACAAGTAGCGCCCGTGATGCCACTGCTTGTCTTTGCCTAAGAACTTGACCCCAAGGTTGCGCAGACCAATTTTTTCGCACACCGTAAAGCGGTAGCCCATGCAATCCCATAGTTGCAACGTGTCGATGGGCAAGTCGCCGTGATCTTCTTTCCAAACGTAGGCGTGGATAGGCAGCTTGTCGTACAAAGCCCCGTAGCTGGGCAACAAGGACTCAATGCGAAAAACCTGACCGCGCAGGGCCTTGATGCTTACCCAAACCGCAGGTTCCAATTCACCGTGACCCTTTTGAAAGTTGTAAAGAAACTCTTTACGAACAAAACATTTAAGAGGCGGCAGGGAGGCAATGATGTAACTCACGATTGCCCCCTTGCTCTGATAGAAACGCCAATCTGATATGCCGCACTTGATTGAATGGGCGCAGTCAAAAGTGCATTTGTATTGCGTAATTGACTATCCGCAATCCTTGCACACGCCTCACGTTCTTTAGCTGCGACTAGCTTGGCAAAGTCTTCAAGATTTTGGACGTTTGGGATGCAGATAACCCCAAGGTGCTGCATGAACCCAGTCTGTTTAGCCATCTCCATGATTTCATCTTGTGGTTTCTCTACAGACACCCAACTCGTGCGGATGCGCTGGATGCGTTCTATCTCTTCAAATGCTTCGTCTTCAGGTGTTTTCATAGTAGTGCCTCCGGTACATCAAGTTGTGGCTTAGTTTGTTTACGGTTCAGTTGTCGCAGTGCATCTCCAGTGGCGCGTGTGAAAGGCCACCATTCGTTCCACTTGACCTCTTCGGGTTTTTTACGTAGGGGTTTGGGTTGTTTAACAGTCTCCATAGCTTCTCCCGTATCCTGCCTCGCAGTTCAAAGGTAACTCCAACGCCCACTTGGGGCGTAGCCGCATACATAGCTCTACATATTCCTTAGCAGTCTCAACCTCGTGCTCGGGAGCGATACAGGCAACCGCATCGTGCACGGTCATCACAACTTTGTATTTCTTAGCCACCATGAGCATCTGCTCACCAATGATGATTCGGGCTAGGGCTTGGCAAACATTCTCAATCATCTTGCCGCCATAGATTCGGTTCGGTATGACTTGCTTGCCCTTTTTGGTGTCGTACACAATCTCGGCTTTGCCCTCTTCGCTTTCATACAAGCGCAGGTTGGGGTAGCGAATGTACAGGCCGTTGGGTAGGCGCACACCGTCTTCACCTTCAACCTTGAGTACACCATCTCGACCTAATACAGCGTGCTGCTTCTGAAGTATGGCTTTGAGCGCAGTGCCCGCGTCTTTCCATAGTTGAGTAATTTTCGGATATGTATTTCGATACGTATCAATGATGCGCTTAGCTTCTTCCGCCTCAACTTCAACACCAAAATTTTTAAGTTGCGCCTGAAACTTTGCCGCGCCCATGCCGTAGCCCGCTCCAAGAATCGTCGTTTTACCGACAAACCGCTCATCCTTTGTAATTTTTTCGATTCTCTTGCCATAAATAGCCGATGCCATGATTTTGTATACGTCTTCGCCATGTTCAAATGCCTTTACTAAATCGTCTTGTTCTGCTAACCACGCCAACGTACGCGCTTCAATCTGTGATGAATCTGAGTCGATCATCAGGTAGCCTTGTGGGGCTTTGATCGCGCCCTTGAGTTTTGAGCCTCTCGGTAAGTTTTGCAGGTTTAGCTTGTCGTCACCGCCCCAACGCCCAGTATGTGCGGCGTAATAGCGCAGGGGCACCGGTAGGGTTCCACGCTTGGCAATTCCGATAAACCGTTCTGTCCGTGTCTCTTCAATCGTAGATTTTGTGCCTAGCCTTGCCGCCACAAGAGCTTGAACTTCTGCGTGTGGGTGTTCCAGTAGCGCCTTAAACTCCTCATCGTTCTTGGCAAACGCATACGTAAGTTTTCCATTAGCTGGGCTTTTCTTCATGGGCGGCGTGACACCAAGTTCTTCCAACAGCTTGGCAAACCTTGGATTGCTCATTAGGTCATCTTTGTCATACACACCCAACGCTACTTCCTTAACACCTATCACGTGTTCTAGGTGCTCTTCCAACGCGCTGAGGTCTAACTCAAGCGTAGGTTCGGTGAACATACGGATAGTCAGATCAATTAACCGCAACTCCGCTGCTGGAAAGTTGTTGCTCATAAGCAAGAATATGGAGTGGGTGAGCTTAACGTCGTTCTTGCAATACTCACCGTAAGTGGCTAAGTGTGCAGGAGTAAAGTCCTGCCGCTTAAGGCCTTTAGCGTCCTCTACCTCCGTGCCCTTGACCCCTACGTCATAGTGCGAAGCCAAC